CAAGATACAATGTTTGCAGACTATCAATTATAGCACGAATACGTTGTGCGGGCAATACACAATCATCATAACTTTCGTCAATGCTCTTGGCAAATGTAGTAAATCCCATGTGTCTGAGATTTTTCAAACTGTGTTGTCCGCTCAACAACACAAAAGGTTTTCCTGTGCTCAAACACTTGGCAGTTTTCTCTGTAAACCATTGATTTTGATATTCATCAGTTTCACATATGATTTCAATTTGAAATTGGTTCCAAATTTTTGGGTACTCACGCACAGCGACGTTTAAGTCGATGACTTCAAATTCGCCTAATAACAAATCATTATTAAATTTTCGATTGTTGTACCATGTTGTTTCTTGTTGGTACCATTGTTGCAATCGAGATAAAAGAGATTTGGCCATTTTGTGTGTTATAAATGCATCTCCAGGAAATGCTTTATCTACTTCATAACACATTCGCATTCTTGCCACACTCCATCTGCTACCGGCCAGTACTCCAACAAATTTTGCTGCATCAAGATCTCGGTTGATGCTTGTAGATTCAAGCAGAGTTCCAACTTGTTCAAACGCTTCCAGTGGAAATGGAATCCAACACCACTGTGGTAGACTAGGACTTACACTTACAAAACAAATTTTGTCATTGGGAATATTGAGTGCGTGTTGCATCAATTTAATCCACTCCACCAATACCGGTAATAATACGTTGTCGCCGTCTGTCGAAAAAAAACAAAGTTCTTGCGCAGAATAATGCAATATCAATTGATCTTCTAAAATTTGTAAATGATTTGTGGTATAATCTTTTCGTATAACCTTTCCTAAATTTATCTCAATGCGCTCTGTACCGATTTCCAACAAATTCATACTCTAAAACTTTCTCCGCAACCGCAACGGTCACGTTCATTGGGATTGGAGAAGGGATTGGATCCACGCGGTGGCACAGCACCTTCTTTGATGTAACGTTCCAGATACGTGTGCATGCGTGTGCCACGATTGGCCGCTTCTGTTGTGATTTGTTGTGCTTTGGCTTCGCCCACTGATCGACGCCAGTTGTGCAAGGCGGCCTTGCTGGCTTCGCTTTTGGTTTTGTCAAGAATTGTAGTTACTGAGGGCAAGTTTTGCCCATCTGGAGTGGCATAGTAACGCCGGCCCTCTATTGTGACCCGGGGAATTGGTTGATAATCAAATTTTGGATTGTACAATTTTTAAACTTTAATAAAATTCGGAATACATTGGATACAAATAATCTCTGAGCTTTCGGTGAGAATACCTGTCAGGATGCATTGCTTGCCATCCGCCGATGTTCCATGTTTTAATTTTTGCATCAACTTGCGCAACAATGTTTAGCCATTCTGACTTTTGGATAAAATTATTTGTTTTTGTTATTTTAAATTCATTCAAACTTGTGGGACCAAAAATAGATTTTGGGTAAGTTTCATGCACTATACTTCCCCAACTTGAAACAGCAATTTCTAGATTTGAAAATTTATCAATCCAATTTGGTTCTATGTCGCACCAACCGCCAATTAATTTAATATGAATATTGTGTTTTTTTGCCAATTGGTCAGCACCCGAAAATGCCTTTGTTAACGCATTCATTAGGTGTGCTTCTAGGCCAACAATACCTAATATATTTTCAACATCGGTATCCCGTGCAGGTTCAGTTACAATCCAGTAAAATTGGTCGTTGTCATCAGATTGATACTTAAATAAAAACTTGTCAAGAAGATCCAATCCTAATAGATTACTACCTCGAGGTTTAGAAAGATTTAGCACATTAAAATTGTAATTGAGAAGTTCTGTAATGCCCGGGCCAGTAACTACCATTGATTGATTTGATTCAACTCCCCATTCTCCTACTCCCCAACTATCACCTATTATAACAATCATACCCTAAAACTTTCTCCGCAACCGCAACGGTCACGTTCATTGGGGTTGGAAAAGTCAAAGCCTTCGTTAAGACCCTGACGCACATAATCTACTGTCATGTTTTGAAGATACACGTTGTCTTTTTGATTTACCAACACAACAAACTCTGGCTGTGCATAATTGATAACATACTGTTCCGATGTGTATTCTTTAACATACTCTAACACATAAGCAAGCCCGGAGCAACCTGTGGTTTTAACCCCAAGGCGAATACCAGCATAGTTTTTGGTTGTAACTAACTTTTGTATTTTTGTTCGGGCTGTGTCAGTGAACGAGATCATGCTTCTTGCGATAGTCTGCTACTGCGGCTTTGATGGCGTCTTCTGCAAGGATTGAGCAGTGGATTTTGACTGGTGGGAGAGCAAGTTCTTCAGCAATCTGGCTATTTCGAATGGATCCTGCTTCTTCAAGTGTTCGACCTTTAACCCATTCCGTAACGAGGCTAGAACTTGCGATTGCGCTTCCGCATCCGTATGTTTTGAATCGTGCATCTGTGATAATCCCATCTGTTACTTTTATCTGTAACTTCATGACATCTCCGCAAGCAGGCGCACCAACCATGCCGGTGCCGACTGAGTCGTCAATTTCAAATTTGCCCACGTTGCGTGGATTTTCGTAGTGATCTACGACTTTGTCTGAGTATGCCATATAAACTTTCTATAGTCGAGTATACTATATTTAACGTTTCGTGTCAACCTTAGGTCGACTGATTAGACGCCGCGGTCTTTGTTCATGGCCGATTTGGCTGCTGACGCCACAATGTCTTGCGCTTTGTTCACTGGCATGGCAACATCTGGTTGCCCGGCACCTTTAAATGCAAGTATGCCTGTGTTTGGATCCATGGGTTCCAACAAGTTGCTGAGTGGCTCTTGACTCACAACATCAGCTAGATTTTGGGCAGTGATGTTGATATCCAAATCATTGGCCAGTTTGATAAATGCATCTTGACTAATCTCTTTTCGAGCGTTGGTATCATTGGCACGGCCATTAAGGAACTGTACCAGGCCCGACAGTTGCGCTGGATTAGGCAAAGGCGCCATTCCCATGCTACTGTCAACTTCGAATATTTTCATTATCTCTTGGCGCGACCCAGCGCGGCGGCAGGAGGTTCAGCACCAGCGTCAGCGGCTGCGGCATCCAATTCTGCATCGGCACCCATTTCAGCACCCATGTCGCCTGCGGCAGCCATGTCAGCACCTGCAGCGGCCATGTCGCCTGCGCCTGCGGCAATGTCAGCACCCATAGCACCAGCGGCCGCAGCACCAGCAGGAGCAGCACCAGTTACCACATTTAATGCGGCGTCAAGTTGTTGCTTGGCACCTTGAATATTTTGCAACAAACCTGTTAGAGCAGTTGTGGCATCTGCATTGAATTGTGCAGCCTGATCAATGCCAACTTGATTCTTGATTGAGTCAACTAGAGCTGGCAGTTCTTTAAACTGCAATTCACTCACGTCTTCCAACATGCTTTGCATTTTGTCAACCATGTCTTGGGCAGCCAGGACCACTTGAGCTTGTTGAATTTCGCTTTCGTTCAGTCGGCGTGCCATTCTACGAAAGCGGCTTTCGGCCTGCATCATTGCAGCTGATGCCACCAGTTTTTGTTCTTCAGGATTTAATGTTTGTCCACCGGCTGACTTTTTCAGTGCGGCAGCCAGTTTAGGATCTTTAGGGGTGGCGCCTGCTGTGGGAGCAGGAGCAGGTGCAGTGCCAGGAGCAGGTGCAGTACCGGGTGCAGGAGGCATGACGTTTTCTTTCAAACGTGTGCTCAATGCCTGTTCCATCATTACCAATTGCAGATAACGTGGATCTTGCTCACTGCTGTGACGTGCAGAAGTCTTGCGGTGCTCGCCTAAGATACCACGTACTTTGCCCAACATCGCTCGAGTTTGACCATGTGTTAGTTGATCAAAGCTAATGCGGTTACCAAAGTAACTTTCGAATACTTTGGCTATTTGCTTACTTGGCGTTGGAGCCGATAGTTCTTGCAGTTTCATTATTGAATCCCTTAATTTGCATATATTTAGCCTGATTTACACATTTCTCTAGTTCGGCTGTAACTGAGTTGTACTGGTCTATCTTGGGTTGCAGTTTCATGTTTATGATTTCATAAAATGATTCTGTTCGCCCGCGCTCGCCAATGGCTTGTCGGCAGTATATATCTGCCGCTAGTGCTTGTTTTTTACGATCCAGCACCAGTATCTGATTAGATAGATTGTACTGCTGTTGATGATCTGTTGTACACCAACTCATAGCTGTTTTTTTTGTGCTAAACGAATGAATAGCTTTGTCCCAGGTACTGACTTGGAATCTAGTGCCCTGCGGTTGTATACGATATTTTCCAAAAACCACAAGAGAACCAGTACCATCATCCAGAATGATAGAATCGATATTGCGTTTAAGCTCGCGTTCGGCCCAGGCATCTAATTTTTGTTCTTGGGTCATTTTAATACGTAGTGAGTGACCAAATATCCTATGACGGCTGTTAAGAATCCAATGATTCCCACACCCCAACCAATCAATTGCGAATTGCGACTGTCACTCATTTTATGTACCAGTCGATGTACTTCTTGAATGGTGGTTTTTAGCTCTGCGGTGTCTTGCTTGACATCGTCGATACGTTGCTCTAAAGCAGTATAACGTTGAGCACATAATTCAACGTGGGCTTCGAGACTTTTCTTTTCAATATCAGTTGTGTCGACCATGGTTACTCCAATGCATTATTTACCGTAGAGAACCAAATGTTTTGATTATGTCCTGATGTGGCAATGGTAGGTGCCAGGCTGGGTTGTTCGGTTAAATTCAACATCATAGGAACTCCTTCAC